TAAAATAAAAGTAGTTGGGCTATCCTTGTCTACAGTTAGTTGACTATAACTATTACCGCCTTGACGATATAGCGTAAGGTTAGTATCTACCTTGACATACTTTAATCCTGCTGCCTTGTTTGCAGTATATTGTGGCAGCATTTGGTTTTCACCACCTAACATACTTGCTAGCAGTGAAGCATTAGCAAGGTCCAACATATTAGCCAAGAACTCTACATCAAGATTATTGATACTTAACTTGTTAAATGCTGTTAGATAATCCATATTTAATTCATCAAACTTTAAAAAATCTTTGTCGAGAAAGTTGATATCAAGTGCTGTCTTTTGTCCATGCTGTTCTTCAACCACTTTCTTTGGTGGCTGTAGAATAAGCATATTGTTAATTTGTTCTGGACTTAGCGCAAGAATAACAGGCTTGGATGGGTTTTGTTCTTTGGCACTTGTAGAGGTTGCTTGAAATGGCTTGTCAAGGTACACAGTACCCATATCAGTCGTAACATCAATCTTACCAGTGACGCAATCTTTATCAATGTTTTTATACCCTACTGGACAACTTGGCAGCAGAATAATAAGACTGCGACCCAACTCATCTACTGTCATACTAAAATCTGTTCCACGCACACCAATTGTAGCAGTGGGAGTTTCAATTTTTACACTTTGTGGATTATCTTTGGCAATCTGACCACTGGCATAGCGAGCAGTTCCTATTGCAACTTTTAAACCTAACTTACCAGCATCACTGTGTGCAGGATCATACACGAAATCATCGATAACAAGTTTGCTCTGCTCTGTTATCTCAACTTTGGTATCATCTTCAAAAGTAATACCAACACGTGCTTTGGCAGTAACAACGGCATCGTTCATTTCGACGCCGCTGTTTACATTGCTTGGTATACTTGCTTTATCACGTTGTATTTCTGCCATTCCGTTCTGCTCAGTTACCACACCAATAGCAGCATTAGTTGCCGCTGGTAACAGCAATACTGTTATTAGAACCAGTACTCTTAATATTGACTGTGCTATCAGTTGTGCCACTTTGAGTCACCGCCACGTTGTTACTTGCACCAGTTACTTCAACTTTTGAGATAAAGCCGTTAGCACCTGCTGGTCCGTTCTGATTAATATTTACCACGTTTGAGTCACCAGTTTCTTTAGCGTTAACCGTCGCACCCATTAAGTTTGTAGTTGTGCTACTAATTGTAGTATTGTTAGTGCTGCCACTAACTTCTGCAGTAACCGTACTTTTTGAACCAGCAGTAATGCTTGTGTTATTAGTGTTACCACTAACATTGGCAGTAATAGCAGTATCATTACAACTGCTACTTGGAGCAGCACCACACGCAACCGTAGTATTATTGTTATCACCAGTTACAACGCTGTTAATAACGCTGTTAGCACCTTGAACATTGACAACATGTGTATTGCCACTACCAACTTGTGAAATGCTTACAGTTTGTCCATTTCCATGTAGAGTAGTTGCGGTCGTGTCATTTCCAATCTCGTTGTTGGAACCTTGTTGATTGAGCGTGATCGTGCTTCCACTGCCCACTTGGTCGATATAAACGTTGTTTATCGTACCAGCAAAACTTTGACTCGCTAGCATTATGACCGCAAATCCAATTGCAGATTTAATAATGTTTTTCAAATGCCTACTCCTTTAAGGAGTTTTACGACTTCTTCTTAGCAGTCGCATAACTCCATAGATTCTTTTGTGCACCCTGTTTAATCATATCCACAACTGCTGCTTCTGTTGCCAGACGCACAGCATATGTGGTGGGTTCGTTGACATTTGCACCAGCCTCGACTTGTAAACTCATCGTGCTCTGATCTAGGAATGTGACTAGGGTGCCACTTCCGCCTGTGCTTAAGATTGTTTTAGTAGCGCCAGCAGAGATTAAAACTTCTCCCGTATGAACGCTGATCAATCTTACAATCACAGTAACCTCGTCGGTTCTATATTGTTGACTTGCTCCAATTCCAAGCAGTGCAGCACCTGCACCACCGCTTTGTATATTAGTATCATATCCTACGATACCGCCTTCAACCATAACACCAGCAATCAACATTGGTGCCAGTGGCTTTGCATCTTTTCCTTCATAGGTTTCACGTTGATTACGAATAAGTTGACGTTCTTTAATAAGATCATCTAAACCAACACGTTCTACAACTTGGAACCATTTACCATGACCTGCGTCTTGCAGTGCCTTGATAAGAAATACTTCTCCACCTTGAGTGACAGCACTACTTAGCACTGAAAACTTATCATTTTCTTTGCGCTGACCAGTTTTATCACCAAATCCATACATTGCAATAGTAATTGGTGGACCGTCTGGTGGTGCCATGTTTAGCAGTGCATTATAATAACTCTTAGTTACTTTCTGCGGCATATCGCTTGCAGCAGTTGGTACTCTTGCTTCATAAGGTGCGGTTGTTTGGCACCCTGCTAGTGCGAGTGCTGAAATTAATAATAGTATTGCTTTATTCATTAGAATTTGAAACTCCCTATTGGAACTGTAATGTCTGTACGGTTACCAGTGGCATCAATTACAGATAAGGAGATTGTTTGAGTAACACTATCTTTAACCCAATTTATAGTGCTGCCCTCGAATTGCATTGTGCCAGTGGATGCGCCATCGCTAAACATAGCATTGCTTAACTGCAAACTAAGTTGTGCGTAGATGCGGCTTTCCAGATTGTTGAGAAACTTACTTAAATTTGTATTATTTGCTGCTGCGGCTGCTGCATCTTTTTCTGCTTTTTTAGCAGATTCACGTGCTTGGCGACGAGTATACTCTTCATTCTCAATAGTCAACACATGACTAGAGAAACCATCACCGCTAAATTGTGGGTTTTTAAAACTAAAAATCATGTCACTTGCAGATGCAAATGTAGGCATTGTCATTAAAAATACACAAATTACGCCAATTTTACGCATAATAATACCCTTGTAACTAATATTATTTATAAGTTACAAGGGTGTCAAAATATTGGCACTTTACTGTTTTTTTGTAGTGGTTGGGGAGCCAGGGATCGAACCTGGAATCTCCTGAGTCAAAGTCAGGCGTATTGCCAATTATACCACTCCCCAATAAACTTAATTCTCGATTGCTTGTCCGTTTGGTGCTACAAGACCCTTAACACCAGTGCGGTCAAATTCAATTACATCCGACTTTGGCAAGAACTTATACCAAAGATGTTCAATATCTATATATCCGCCGCTATTAACACGGTCTTGCATATATTCAATCATATCTTCAAGTATAAGTTTAAACTCACCAAGTCTTTTGGCACCAAAACTATATACACGCAACATATATTGTTGATCTACTCCAGTGATACCTGGTGCAAACTGACTTAACATACGTTTAGAAACGACATATTTGTCACCAACGATATCGTTTTCATAATCTACTACATTGAACCTATCTGTTAGTTCGTAACGACCACTTACCTTGAAGACACGTTCGCAGTCATTAAACCAACCTTCATCTTGTGCTAACCCAATAAGATTATAAACAACTGATAGTTCAGTAAGGTTCTTAACAATATCTTGAACTTCAATCGTATCATGAATGTATTTTACATTTTCATCATTGCTGAAATCAATATAATGATCGATATGCTCAGCTAATTTTTGTTCAATCTCACTGCTAACACTTGGTTGACTACATTCTGTTAAACAAATAACAGCATTTGGAATATGTTTACGAACACTTGCAATAGTTTCAAGAGTTTGTTCTAGCCGTTCTTCTGGACTATACAAACTAAACTTTGCATTAACTGCACTCGTAATGAATACACCGTATTTCTTTTCTTTTTTCTTAGACATCTAGGTTCAACCAATCTGGACGAGCAAGTGTCCAATCTACTACTTGTTTAATGCGTTCGGTTAGTTCAATCTTAGGTTCCCAACCAAGGCTCTTCATAAACTCACCACTTAATGAATAACGAAGATCATGACCAGGACGGCTGCTATGAAAATCAACCATTTCAAAATGAAGAGGCATGTTTTGACTGTCAGCGATGATCTGTGCCAATTCAAGATTGTTAATCTCTTGCTTACCTACGATGTTAAACTTAGGACACTTTGCTCCACCAAACTCTGGCGGCATTGTGAAATCCTTGAGATCAAGAATAAACATCAAGGCTTCGGCAACATCCTTTGCATGAATATAGTGACGTGAGCCAGGAATAGTGCGAGTCTTGTCGCTATGAACCGTAATTGTTTCGCCATCACGAGCCTTGCGAATACACATAGGAATAAACTTCTCTGGATGCTGACGCTCACCAAATACGTTCATAGTATGCGTTACATAGATTGGCAAACCATAGGTATTTTCATATGCTACTGCAAGTTCTTCGCCACCTGCCTTAGCTGCACTGTATGGATTGCCACTATTGTAACGATCATATTCACGATAATTTACGCCAACGGGTGCAGGACCAAATACTTCATCGGTTGAGAAATACACAAAGCGTTCTAAATTATCACACTTACGAGCAAACTCAAGGATATTGCAAGTTCCAACCACATTATCCATGACGAATTCCATTGGATAATCGATACTACGATCCACATGACTGCCAGCGGCAAGGTGAAGAATAATATCAACATTGCCAATACGAGTCTTCGTAAGGGGGTTAATTTCTGCCTTAAGATCATGGAAGATTACCTTTACTCGTGCTCGTGTTTGTGGGCTATGGTCTTGCATCATATCGTTTAGTCGATTAAGATTACCGCTAAAATCTAAACGATCAAGACTGATGATATTCCAATCAGTAGTTTTAAGGATATGGTCGATAACATGGGTAGCAATAAAACCTGCACCACCCGTAACTAATACGTTCTTTGACAATTTACTCTCCGATTATTGATATTATTATATATGGTTACGATACTTTCGTCAATAAATTATTGATGATATCATTACTAATTTTTTTAGTATAACCGTTACTATCAACAAGCATTAGCCCCACACCAGTTGGACTCTCGCTATCAGGATAAAACTCAACAGTAGCTTCACTGTCTTTGCCACTATCACGAAGATAACGTTTAACCAGATTCATCATGCGCACATTTTTGAACTTGTTTTCACAATCAATAACATTATCCATGGTTCACCTGTTTTTTAATTAGTAATGGTAGTAATACCGCAAGCCTTCATAAACATACCATAATGAAACCGTGGGTTACTCTGGCGACAAACCTCTGCAATAGACTGTGCAATCTTGATACGATTTTCAAGACTATCAATGCAAGAAATAGCGGCGGCTAGGACTTCGAAGTGTTTTTTACTCATAGGATAACCTTTCTGTTGTTTGAACCAAGTAATATTGATTCGTATTATTAATATACCATATTATTAAAATTTGTCAATAAAAAAACACCGCCGAAGCGGTGTTTTTAACGGACATCTTTAGTTTTGGCTCGTGCCGATGCCGCAAGTCTTTGAATTACTTAGACTTTTTTGGTGCCTTTGGAGCAGCCTTTGCCTTTGGAGCAGCCGTTTTTTTAGCACGAGGTTTTTTAACTGGTGCTGCTTCTGTAACTACTTCTGGTATTACGACTGCATTTAATGAGTCAGCAGTTACAACAACTGGTGCTACTTCAACACGATTTGGGTTTTTATCACTCATTGCCCATTCAGCATCGCTCAACTTGTGCAATCCAACACAGTTTCCTGTTGGGCTACGACCGCAACCACAGGTTCCCTTCTTTGGTGTTTCGGTGGCAGTTTCAGCAACATGTAATACTTCGTCCATTTTTGCCTTCGCTGCCTTTTCTGCTTCTGCTAACTTTGCATTAGCATCTGCTTCCATCTGATCCAATGGATCAGGTGTCTTATCTTTATGATTTAGTAACTTGTAGATTACTGCGATTAGAACAAAAAGTCCAAATAATACAATAATAGTGTTCATCAATTATCTCCTGTAAGATATTTACTATCTATAATATGACATTAAAATTAAAATGTCAAATTATTTGTAACTTGGAGTATAATATTTGAATGCTTCTTTCCAGAAGGTGCTATAAAGGTCATTTGAAACCTGTTCTTGCATCTTCTTGAAATGCTTGCCAGCACTTACTTCTTCAACTGATTTTGCTACTTCATTAGAAATAATACCCATTGCACTTGCAGTTGCCTTGATAGCATCCTTTGTGTAAGCAGTTTGTGCATCCACAAATGCGGTTAGGCTCTTTGCAATAGCTTCATTTTGCACAAGAGTCTTAACCATTGTTTTCTTAGCATCTTGTACTGTATCAATAAATTCATCGGTATCAAACATTTCATTCTCCTTTGTAGTGGCGGTTGCGCCACGGTTAATAAATTCTAATTCATCTACAGTGTATGGTTGCATCATTACTTCCTTTGCTGCACTGCATATATTTATACCGCAGTGCAACAATTATGTCAATATATTATTTTAGAAAAGATCAACCGTTTCCCATGGCAATCCATCTTTACCAAAGTGACCATAGTTTGTAGTAGAACTATAGATAGGACGGAACAGGTCAAACTTGTTGATAATACCAAGTGGAGTAAGATCAACGTTATCACGAATCCAATGTGTCAAACCACGGCTATCACCATTGCTCTCAACATAGAAACTCATTGGCTGTTCAAGACCAATAGCATAAGATACCTGAACAGTTGCCCAATCTGCACGACCACTTGCCACAATATTCTTGGCAAGATAACGCATCATGTATGCAGCACTGCGGTCAACCTTGGTAGGGTCTTTACCACTGAAAGCACCACCACCATGTGGGGAATAGCCGCCGTAAGTATCAACAATAATCTTACGACCAGTTAGACCAGTATCACCATCTGGTCCACCAATAACAAAGCGTCCAGTAGGATTGATATGGAACTCTGTGCGAGTATCAACCAAACGGTCAGGCAACACACTACGAATAAGCTGTTCTACCCGTGTGCGAACCGTATGCATATCAGTATTTTCACTGTGCTGTGTAGAGCATACTACTTTATCAATACGGAATGGATTGCTATCATCATTGTATTCAACAGTAATCTGGCTCTTAGCATCTGGACCAAGCCAATCACGACCGCTCTTACGATGCTCCGTCAGTGCCTTCACAACATCATGGCTATACTGAATAGCACTAGGCATATATGTTGGCGTATCTTTACTTGTATAACTTAGTGTTTCATTAGAAGCATAGCCAAACATTAATCCTTGATCGCCAGCACCAAACGTATCTGTCCCAAGCGCAATATCTGCACTTTGTCCATGCATTAGATTAAGAACCTTTACAGTTCTCCAATCAAATCCACTTTGCTCATATCCAATATCCTTGATAACATTGCGAACGGCTGTTTCAACCAACGCATTATCAAGTTCACCCTTATATTCACCCGCAATTACAACCTGATTGGTAGTAACAAGTGTCTCACACGCACAGCGATAAGACTTATCCTGTGGTGCCATCATCAAATCCAAAACCGCATCACTGATAGCATCAGCAACTTTATCTGGATGTCCTTCACTTACGCTTTCACTAGTAAACAGATAACTCATTTATTTTCCTTTGGTTAATTCTTCGTGTAACTTAAAACTAGCAAGGTTTTTAGCCTTTGCTTCTACTTGTATATCAAAATCGTTCCACAGTTCACCTACATATTGGTTGACTGAACTGTTCCACATAAAATTACTGTGCGCACGTAGAGTACCTTTCTTATGACCACTCTCCATTAGTGTGGATAGGTCAGGTCTACTAGCATTAGTGATACCCATAGATTCACTACTAAGAGAGTAATGAAGAGAAGGGCGGACACCACGCCAACTGTCTTTGACCATTTTAATACGGTCGTCAGACGGTGCGATGTATTCTCCCGAATGAATCCAGTGATGATGAGTATCAAACACGATAGGCAAGATATCACCCAAAGTGAGACAAGAATCAAGTCCATAGGTATATTCCTCGTTTTCTATTGTAATAAGGTTTCTAGCTTCGGGCGAGAGGCGGGAGTATACGGCTCGTATAGCCATTGGACCACCCTTACCACTAATATGCACATTGATCTTAAAACCGTGATCATGCCAACTAGAACCAAAACCCATCCAACGAGCCAAATCAGCATGGTATTCAAATTCAGCAATAGAATTGGCGACAACATTCTCACGGTCACTAGCAAGGACGCAAAATTGGCCAGGATGAAAACTGACCCTAACATCGTGACGTTTAGCAGCATCTCCAACCTTGGCCAGTCGCTTCGCAATGGTTTGACGAAGGTGTTTATCAGTCCAGAAATAGCCCCAAGTTGACTCAGTGTAAACAGGGAGTATGTCGCTACTAAGGCGTACCATTCGTAGTTCTGGTGCAAGTGTTCCCACACGCTCCACCAATCGTAATGTGGCATCTGTATTATGCTCCATAATATCCCACAGTCGTTGCTCAGCAACCGCTTTGGTTTGACGGTTTAGCCAAGCCACTGTCGTGGTCTTGTTGTTATAGCGGAGTGCATCATCTTTAGGCTTAAAGCCATCAAGTTGATCCACGGTGTCAATCCATTTGCAGCAAAAGCCGATACGTTTTTGTGTCATATTAAGAATATAACACAATTTTAAAGTTTGTCAAGCAAATAGTTCAGGAAAAAGCAACGAAATATGAAATTCTTGGTCGCTTGTAATATACGTTTTAATATGTGGAATTATATTATTTGCTAAAACTTGATGTCCGTGTGATGAAAAATGATTTAATAACTTTGCATCATTAATTAGTGTCCAACGATCTTGATCAAATTCACGTTTATAATCGATGTTGCTACAACTAGCTATTCCGTCATTTGCCAAAATCCATAGCCCATAATTTTTAACAATATGGTTATGTTCAAAACATGGTATATTAATTAACTTTATATTTTTTTCTTTACAAATTTTTTGCATTTCGTAAATAATTAAATTGTGAATAAATTTAGAAAAATCTTCATTATAAATATGAATAAAATATTCGTTGACAGCATTGCGAAAATTTTTATTATAATTTATTAGAGGATTATAATTTTTTTTAATCTGTTCAGTAGGATGATAAAATCTACTATGTTCTGTATGGCAACAAATAATTATCTCTGGATTATTTTTTATAATTTCTAAAAATTCAAGATATATTTTATATTGCGAGAAACCACGAAATCCTACTTGATGGATAACTTCAAGATTAAGTTCATGGCATATGGTTTCTAAATAGGTATCTTTATAACTATATGTATAACTGTCACCAATAATTGCTACACGCATTAGAATACCACCACATTGTTCAATTCAGAAAACCGTTCAGCATCTGCCCATGTATTTACCAATGGTTCACCTTTAATGTTAAGGCTGGTGTTAAGCAACATTGGACAACGGGCACGAGCATACCATGCTTCTAATATCTTATACATTATGCTTGGAGTAGGATGGTCAATTGTTTGAACACGAGAAGTTCCATCTACGTGACAAATTGCTGGAAAAGATTGTGGGTCCATACACGCATCCGCCCATTGCATATAATCATGATTTACTCGCATCTTACTATAAAAGTATTCCCTAAACCAAGATTTCAATATAATTGGAGCAAATGGACGAAATGGCTCACGTTTCTTGATTGCATTTACACGGTCTTTTACATCTGGTCCACGAGGATCAGCAATCAGTGAACGGTTACCCAACGCTCGTGGACCAAACTCTGCACGACCATTGGCAATGCCTACAACTTGACCCCCTTCTAGGGCATCAACTACTGCACGAACATCAACCCTACGATCAATGTTATATCCAAGAAATGCATGTTCTAAATGCACATGTTGCTTAGTATGATACGTAACTGCACCTAAACTTAAACCAGCATCGCCAGGATTTGGTGGCACCCATATATTACTAAATCCAGTAAATGTTTTCAATCGGCTATTTGCTACACAGTTAAGAGCGCAACCACCTACCAATACAAGATTATCACTGCCAACTACTTCACGAGCATAGCGGCAAATTGCCATTAAGTATTGCTCATAAATTGCTTGTGCAGAAGCTGCAATATCTTCTGGTTTCCAATCTTCATCTTTAGGTTTATTCCACCAACGCATACCACGATGTAGGTTATGTTTAAACTCTACATTAGGCGGTGACCATGTTCCAAAGAACTCATTGAGCATTGTTTTAAGATGCTTTGGTTCGCCGTATGCTGCCATGCCCATAACAATATATTCTTCTTCGTTAGGTTTAAACCCAAGATATTCTGTGACGGCACTATAAAATAGCCCAATGCTTTGTGGATAAACATTGTGCCAAACTCTGCTAACTTTGTTGTTAATTCCACGACATACAGAGGTGCATTCTAATTCACCAATAGCATCTATAACTACGATGGCTGCATCTCTAAATCCACTGGTATAATAGCCCATAGCAGCATGCGCACCGTGATGCGGTGTAGTAACAACAGGTATCTTGTCAAGACCATATTTCTTAAGATAGGATTTTAAGTTATAGTGTAGTGGACGTTGACCGCTTATAAGATTACGAACAGTACGCTTCCATGGCTGTTCATACCATACTATTTTATCAGGTATACCATATTGTAACGCATCGTTAATCAATGCTTCATTAAGATGTGGATCATTCTTTACTCTGCTATACCGTTCAGCGTGACCCGCAAACAGAATATTAGACCCGTCAACAACAGCAATACTTGCGTCATGATTGTTAGCATTGATACCTAAAAGCATTTTTCCTCAATATATAAATGGGTCACGTTCCTTAAGTTCTTTCAACAAACGACGACGCTTATATTTGTATATCATATCATCAATGATATTATAAATCCATTTAAAAATACGCATTATAGAATCTTCCCCCAACTATTTTGACCAAGGCATCTGTATATAGCACTCCCATCACGCATGACGGCAATTTCACCAGGTTCACCAACCTGTTCTGGTATACGGTCTACAACGTTTATTAATACACCATTAAATCGTAGAGGTCCGTTTAATTCTATAGTCCCGTCACTTTTTAATTTGATTTGTTCTGCATTGTTACTGCCTAATACAACATCAGTAATTCTGGTACTGCCAGCATACATTGTTTTAGGGCTATGTTTTACTAGGGTAAATTCAGCATCTTCATCCCATACACTTAACGCACCCACCGCACTTTCTGTATTAATACCTACACGATGATCTGTTACAACTAAGGTTTCGTGTATAATTGCTTGACCACTTACCGTAAGTTCAACCAAGTTTCCAACATTGCGTAGGTTGCTATTAATAATATGCGGTCCAAGACTATCGTTATTAATAACATATCGGTCACCGCTTACAATATGACGATTACCTAAGTCAATATGACTGTTATTGTTATCATCTATTAATTGCCGTGCAACTGCTTGGCTTACGTTACTAATGTAATCATCCAATTTTTTGCTTGGTAATACGTTGCCGCCAACAAATAAATCGCCATCAATAGTTACATTTTTAAAGAATGCATTATCCTCAATCAATAAATTTTCAGCAGTAATATTATTGGTAGTAATGATGCCTTCATCGGTTACACGCAATTGTATTTTGCTTGACTCATCAGCAATGCCAGTACTTGTAAATTTGTTGTAGATACCGTTATTAATAAAACCAGCATTAAACTCGCATCCATCCATTTTAATGCTGCTAAATGGTATACTTTTTTCAGGAAAATCATAACTGCCAGCAGCACGATGAACTTCACTTTGTATACTGCTAACAATAATCTTTTGCATATCTGCTTGTTGAAGCACTTCGTTGACTTGTTTTGTGCCAACCGATAGTAACTGTTCACTCAATATAGTTTGAACTAAATGCGTTACTTCACTTTGTAGATCACGCTTAGATATAATGTCATTGAAAATCTTACCAGTAAGGTTGATAACAACATTATTAATTTGTTTTTGTAGGGTTTCGGCAATGACGGTACTTAAATCTGCTGTTTGCAGATATGCTTCTACACTGCTACGTAGGCTTGCAGATATTGCTGCTTCAATATTAATATCGACCAATTGGCTTCCTTAGAACTTTACAGTTATAATATGCTCATAATTTCTTTTGAAAAAACCACGATATAACATGTTCTTTTGGATAACATAGTTAGAACCTTCTAAATCGCTGCTGTATTTTGCAAGTTGCTTGAAATACATAGTGCGGCGTTCAGTTGGACCCAACACAGTTAGATCATGATGATTTTCTATAAAGTATATATGAGTTTGCCAATTCTGCCTATTATTTTTGTCTACTATATTTTGTTCTAAAAGTATAATATCGCTGTGCACAGATGCATCTACGTGATTGCGCTTATGTGGAGCAGTATTTTTGTAATCTTGCAGTGATGTTATAAGATATCCATCTGTGCAATTTTTAATCTCAGCAATCAGATCACGCTGAGCATTTTCACTATCGCAGTAAGTGAAGTATTCATCAAGTGCAAGTGTAATATCTACTTTGCCCTTTATATCACCAATACTATCTATAAAATTACTGCTGCTTTGATATGCATATTTTACACCTTGTTCTGCAACAACGGTGCAATCATAATGTTGTTCTAATAATAAAACAAGTGGATTAAAATGAGTTAATAAAATAGTTTGTGGTTGTACATCAAGATTAACAAAGAGTCTCTGAATGATATCAAATTTTGCTTGTGCTTGTTCTAACCAACGGGTTGGTTCTGCAACTGGTTGCAATTTTAACCAATAATCACCAGAAATCATTGAATCCCACCATTACCTAACATAATATTTAGGTAAAGATGGGTAATTTTTACTTGATCAGGATGCCAAGTTCTTTCAAGTCTTCGTAAAGAGTGTGGTCATTAGGAATGGTTTCGGTTCTGCCTTCCTTGACATTCTTGACAATCTTCTCAATGTCAGCGGCAGGTAAGTCTGTGCAACGCTTGAACGCAGCACGAACTTTTGACCACTCTGGCTTATCTTTATATCCCATGATTAACATTGTCATAACTCTCTTCTGTTTATTCTATTAATATACTATATAGTCTGCGGTTTGTCAATAGTTTTTTAACGGGTGGGTTGCTATCCCCACGATGGTTTTAGTTTGGACTACAAATTTTCGGGTTTCAATTGTGTGACACAATCACCATTACCTTTTACAGGTCTCTCACCTGTCCAGTCCGTCCGATATGGTCTGCAGCCTTCACAGACGGTTTTTAGTTATACTCGCTCCAACCTTTTAGCACAGCCGTGCCGCCGTTAAAAATTGTTATGTCCATAATCCTTTTCTTATACGAACAACGAGCATCAACATTGCAGTATCTTCTGCATCATATGCTGCTTCAATTTCGTGAGACTTGTCCAATGCCGCACGACTACGAGCACGTTCTTCATCAGTTTCTTGATCACGACTTTCAAAGAAATGATCACGTCCATACTTCTTGTCCATATCATCACAATACTGGCTCCAACCACTTGCGTCATGTGAGTCAGGACGCTGGGGACGCTCTGTTTTCCACCAGTTATAAAGTCGTAGCACATCAATGGCACGTTGTGCTTGGTCAGTCAATTCACCAAACTTTGCATCGGTTGGTTCCATTCCCCATGACTCATCATAGAGCAAACCTTTTTCCCATTCAAGATACTTCAATCCAAGTTGGGGGCAACGACCGCTCTTCCACACAACCGCCTTGCTTTCCTCTGTGCTCAACCAACGGCTTTTCCAAGCAAGTTCTTTTTCAACATAGTCTACAATACCTTGCATGACACCATGAAGAATACGCTCATCTAAATCATGATATTCACCGAGCGGCAAACCTGTTGGAAGAACGTGTGTTTGACGCCAAAAACGATTGCGAAGATAATAACGAGCATTATCAATATGTCCAACAGTATTGCGATCAATCTTATCTACAATACGAGGAAAAGTTTCAGTTACCCAATAACCAATAGGATGTGCGGCTTTGGTATTACGCTTCCACACAGACCATTCGCCCCATTCAAGAGCAGTTGGTTTTTCAATACCAAACTTCCCACGAAGCCAATCAAATAGTGCAGTTTCGGACCAATAACGTGACATAACCTACCTCTAAAAAATGGTGCTGAGTGAGGGACTCGAACCCCCGTTGTTTGTATTCCGCCTTACAAAAGCGGTGCAGTCGCCACTGTGCCAACTCAGCCTATGTTATTCTTTAGGAACCGTATGCTTGATACCGTCCCAACTTCTATTTACTTTAACAGATTCTGCGCAGAAGTCAATAACTAAATTATAAAATTCGTCTAATTCACCATTAAAATGTCCAAGCAATCCGCTTGTAAGTTCTGCCGCTCTTGTCCAATTGCCACTCTTATATTCACGAATCATATCTTCATGCATTTCACGAAAGAATGACAACGTTGATAAGTCAGTGATATTGGTGATCTCTACTACAGCGTGTAAAACAATTGGTTCTGCCAAGCTAGGTTGCATCACCGTATCTAATTCAAGGATAGTGTATTTCTCTTTTAGTTCTGCGACAAGTTCTTTATTAAAAATTATGTTCATTATGATATTATATATAATTATTACTGTAGGTTCAATAAAAAATGCATTTTGATTTAGTAAGTGATTTACACGAAAATTGGTGGCCGCCTGAACAAAATTTAAATTGGGATGGTTTGGGAACAAGTTTAGTATGCGTAGTTGCAGGTGATATCAGCAACGATTGGGATTACAGTTATAAAAAATTAATTGAAATTGGCAAAAACTATCGCCATGTTATATTTGTCGATGGCAACCATGAACACAATCATAAAACAAATCTTCATGAAAATTGCGCTAAATTTTATGATCGAATTTCTCCACACAATAACATAACCTATCTTCATAAAAGCTGTATTGTTTTAGATGATACTGCATTTATAGGTTGCAATGGATGGTGGACATATGATTTTTGTATGCCGCAAATGAGCAGCAGTGAATGTTGGGAACGTTTAGTTGTTGAAGGATTTGAAGAAGAAAAACTTAGTGAAATCTTTATAATTGCTAAGAATGAAGCAAAGATGTTATACAATCAAATTGAAACGTTTAACAATGATCCACGCATCAATCATATAGTAGTTGTTACTCACACCGCACCAATGAAACGATTTTCTTATTTGCCGCCTGATTACAATCCTGTTCACTATGGTCGTATCGGCAATAGTTTATTTCAAACCACGCTATTAGCAAACACAAATCAGAAAATTCGTGCTTGGTGCTTTGGACACGTTCATAAAGAATTTGATGAGACAATAGATGGCATACGTTATGTGTGCCATCCCCGTGGTCGCCCAGAAGAAAATATTGGTCAGATTTATTTTCCTAAACTAATAGAAGTTTAGGCTTGTGGTTCAATCTTTACATTAAGTGGAAAACTATTGGTGCGAGCAAGTAACGTTACTTCAACTGCTTTGCTTTCTGCAATTTCAAAAGGTAATACTGCAACAGTTGCTTGTCCCTGTTCATGAATTTTAGCAGTTAGTCCCATTGCACTATCTTCATCATGTTCAAATACTTCTTGTAGAACAGCCATAACAAAATCAACGGTTGTTACATTATCATTCATAAAGATAACACTAAAACGTGGTGGTGGTGCTAAGTCTAACTTAGGCTTAATTTTTACATTGGACTTGGTTGCGGTGTCTGTGCTTCATTTTGCTCATCTTCTATTATTACACGGCGGGACAATTCCCGCCGTGTTTTGTTGCTATTATATTACTTGGTTACTGGAATTTTCTTTGGCTTCTTTTCGTCTGGAACAACATGTTCTAGTGATACGATAAGCAAGCCATTCTTAACCTTTGCAGCATTTACCACAACATCATCACTTAGTGAGAATGTGCGAATAAACTTGCGAGCAGCAATGCCACGGTGAAGATACTCGTTGGTATCCTCGTCGGTGTTTTCGCCAGTGATAACCAATTGATTATCAGTTAAGGTGATATCAATATCTTTTTCAGAGAAGCCACTTACGGCAATCTGAATTTCATAATTGGTTTCATCATTGCGGATGATATTGTATGGTGGATAATTCTGTTGTACTTGGATGCTGTTCACACGCAGCATATCATCTAGGATACGATCAAAACCAATAGTGGTACGGTGAAGGTTATCAAATAATTTCTGGTCAAAGACCTGTAGAAGGTTACTCATGCTTGTTTCTCCTTTTTAAAGCGAGTATACTGTAGACGACCCATCATTGGCATCGTCTACATATATTTAGTAATTCATATGTCATTTGTCAAGGGTTTTCATTTAATTATTTCAAATAAATCTGGATTTAATTCTATTGGAGTTTGGTTTTTTAATACATATAATTTTCTAGCAGCAGACATTTTTAGCCGAGTTTCTTGGCTAACTTTTCTGTTTTTTACTGCACAAGAAATTTTAGCACGAGTTTCTTTATTGTGTATTCTTCCACGCATTTTAGTACGAGTTTCGTCACTATGCTTTCTTCCACGCATTTTAGCACGACTTTCGTCACTATGCTTTCTTCCTTTTAATTTACTAGATATCTTGGCACGTGTTTCATCACTAAGTTTTCTCCCACGTAGTTTGGCACGAGTTTCATCTGAAAATATTTGTTTGGCTCTTGCTTTTTTTAATTTTTCAATAGTTTCTGGACTATGTTTTTTACCAGTACTTTTTCCCTTTAATGAATTAGATAATTTAGCACGAGTTTCTTCGCTTACTTTTCTATTAAAATTTCTTTTAATTCGAGAATCTTCATTATACGTTAAACCTTTATTCCAAGGTTTACGACCTTTATTAGCCGCTGATATTTTAGCGTTTATTTCTGGTGATCTATTTTTGTTAGCAGCCGATATTTTAGCGCCTACTTCTGGGGTTCTGCTTTCTTGAATTGCTTGTTTAATTTTAGCAAGAAGTTCTGGACTTCTATTTTTATTTGCTATAGATATTTTTTTACGTTGTTCTATACTCCAAATTGTGCCACTAGAACCTTCTCCGCCATCAGTGAGATTTCTTAGTATTCCAGTTTGATTATTCTTTCTTCCATATTTGGCAATTAATTCTTTTTCTAATTTAAATGCTAATTCTTCACTTAAATTTTCTTGAACAATTATAATTCTATCTTTGTTTTTTGGCGCTCGAATAGTTCTCTTACTAGTATCATATAGCCTAGCACCTTTACCTTTGCCAATATAGTAAGGGGTTCCATCTTCACGGATATATTGATAGACATAAAAACCTTGTGGAAGATTATCTTTTGAATATGCCATTACTTTCCAAAAACATTGTTGACTTGATTATTGACACGAATAAATGTTGTGCGTTTGGATAGTTCTTTCAGCGATTTGCTGCCTGTATAGGTAAGTGTAGAACGAACACCACCAAGAATATCCTGAACGGTATCGCCAACATCGCCACGATAAGGCACGGCAACTTCCTTGCCTTCTGCTGCACGATAGGATTTCAATCCACCGCTATGCTTTTCATTGGCAGACTTAGAACTCATGCCATAGAACTTAACAAACTGTTTAGTAGTAAAGATATCATCTGGGGTGCCATCATCTTTAATCCAAACTTGGTCACTACGAGTAGTATGTGATACAATATCACCGCCACCTTGATCATGACCAGCTAACATGCCGCCAAGCATCACGAAGTCTGCGCCAGCCCCAAAAGCCTTAGACACATCGCCAGGACAAACGCAACCGCCATCGCTAATGATATGTCCACCAAGCCCATGAGCAGCATCAGCACACTCAATAATAGCACTAAGCTGTGGATAACCAACACCCGTTTTGAGACGAGTAGTACAGACACTACCAGGACCAATACCAACTTTAATAATATCTGCTCCACTTAGTAGCAACTCCTCTGTCATATCACCAGTTACTACATTGCCAGCAATGATAATTAGATCAGGATTTTCGGCACGAAAACGTTTAACAAACTCTACAAATCGTTCTGTATAACCATTGGCAACATCAATACAAACAAACTTGATATTATACTCTGGCAACTTACTCTTGACAAGTTTGAACTTTTCGTATTCTTCGTCCTTGATACCAAGTCCATAAGCCCAATATTCTTGGATATTATAACCCGTGCGTCCAATCCATAGAACAAGTTCTTCGGTTGTATAATTTTTACGTAGCGTGGTAAACATTTTATAAGTGGCAAGTTTCTCTGCCATTTCAAATGTCCCCACACCATCCATATTTGCCGCCATGATGGGAGTGCCGCTCCAATAACGATTACTATTACGAAATGTAAAAGTTCGTTCTAGCGATACTTCTTCACGGCTTGTTAACGTGGAGCGTTTAGGCAAGATTAAAACGTCGGAGAAATCCAACTTGGTATCATTGATAATACGCATTTTTTACCTATTGATTAATTTGCAATGCCGCTGTTACGAAGTTCACGCAACTTCTTCTGCCAACGCTTCTGTGCACGAGCCTTGGCTTTCTTACGTTTCATGCTTGGTGTTTCAAAACGCTCACGTTCACGAAGAGTTTGGAAGATTCCATCTTGTTGAAGAATCTTCTTCATCTTGCGAAGTGCCTTGTTTACATCATTGTTGTGAACCTCAACAAAAAATCCACGTTGACGAACATTTTCAATTTCTGGTCGATGAGTCATTATTTTCCTCTTTTAAGTAATTATTATATTGTAACAGCATCCAAGAATAAATGTCAAATATTTCTTTATGGCTTGCTTTTGCAATTTCATTTGCTCCAAGTGAATGGGTATTGCGTTGAGCAAGCAACCATCCCTTGAGTAATTCTTTTGTTCCACTAAATCTACTATTAATAAGCGTAGCATTGGCTATACGTTGAGTGTTAATACACCACATATCATCGGTATCATTGCTGCCATACAAGAATACAGTTATAGGAAACTTTAAACTGTTTATAGACTGTGAAAGGCGTTCAATATCGCTCCATTCAACATCAACTAACAGTATCTTAAACCTATGATCAAGGTCTGTATCAGGCGCAGTTACAATTCTACTATCGTTCATTTATCATGATTTTCTATTGCAGATTGTTCAGCCACGGTCATATCTTCAAACTCAAGTTCTGCACGTTGAAGACGACCCAACTGCCAATGCTTCCAATTTATATTATCAGTATAGCCCGTATTTTGGTCTTTGTCAACTAAAATCCAACCTTCACCATTGTATTTGTAAAGATTATTTGGTTCACGAACACGTATGAATAGTTGCCCTAACTCAGCGTTAGGCGGAAAATCTGGTCCAACAATATCGGTGTCTACGTCGAGAAGATATGCTTTTTCATCTACACCAGATTTCTCTTCACGTAGAATTTCATTCTCTGCGTTAAGTTTATGAATCTCATGATTTTTTGCATCAACTTCTTTTATTAATTGATCAAGTGCAACTGTTAATTCAAGTAAGGTTTTATTATCAGTATTGTCAACAATTCTTTCAACTTCACGAATTGTCTCAACAGGAACTTCAACAATCTTTTCTACTTCTACTATCTTTTCAATAATAGTTTCTGTAGGAACTTGCACTTCTACAATTTTTTCCACAATAGTTGTAGTTGGAACTTCTACAATCTTTTCAACAATGCGGTCTTCATAGATAGGAACTGCTTGTGTAATTACTCGCTCAATTACTTGCGGCTCACGATTGCGCAGTTCTTCTACTTCTGCTTGTAATGTTTCTGCACGTATAATAGCATCGTTATTATAAACCGTGACTATCTTTTCAACAGGAACTTCTACAATCTTTTCCACATATTCTACTGCTGTGGCGGATTCTTTTCGTCTACTAGAGATACCCATTGTTGCACCCAATACCAAAGAAACAGCAAGGGGATCAAAAACAGCGACAATGAAAATAATAACCCAACGAACTGCTCGCTCAAGTAACGACTTATCAACATTATCTCCGTATATTAATTGTGCAATATATTTAATTGGACCAACTTCTGCCTCAACTTTTAATTGTGCTTGGTTAAGTTTAAGTTTCTGGCTATTCAAATCTTGAATGCGCTTGTTGGTGTCATCAATAGTTTTGTTAGCAGACTCACGGTCTTTCTTCTGACTATCACGTAACTTAGTTGCTTGTGTAGTTAAGGTAGCAGTGCGATTATTATCTTTGGTAGCATTACTTGCGCCGCTATTCAACAGTCCATTAACAGCATCATCCATTTGTGCAATAATCTTTTGATTATCACGAATGCGATTTTGTTCAATGGCAAGGTTCTGGTCAATCTGCTCAATGAGTAGCGTATTATCACCTACCGAACTTGTAGTTTCAATATGTGCACGTGATAAGAACCCAAAGATACCCATCGATGTCACAAACATAAGCACAAGCACAGCAATGGCAAGATACCATTTAACAATGAAGTTTACACGTGTCCAGTTTTGGTGTAGCCATACTGTAGTAATAATCTTACCAACTTCTAACACGGTTCCCATAATGATAATAGGAATAACTGCACCACTAAAGATAGCAGTAAGACCAGCAATACTATAATATGCTGCAACACCACTGATAGAGATTGCACTTAGCAGTGCTAAAATGTTTAAGAACATTATATATTTACCTTGTTTTCAACCACATACCAACCAATTTTTTTCAAATCTTCACGGATTTCTTCATCAATCATACCTTCGGAAATGTAGTTAGTATCATCGTTAAAATTTGCTGTGTAATAACGCATATAATCACCGCTGAAAGAACCATCATACAAACCAGCAGCAATACCACCACTATGACGCCAACTACAAGACCACTGTTCTGCTGCTAAGATTGATAGAACTTCTGCCTTGATGAATTCATTATTACAGAGCGTAGCATAAAGATGCTGACAATATATGTCATTATTTCGTGCTTTATCACGAATATACTGGCTATCAAACAAATCTTGTTCAAGGTTTGGTTTAGGTTGGTCAGTCATAATACGCTCCATGAATATTTAATCTATCATGGAGCGTATGCGAAGTCAATTAAAAATCAATAGTTAAACCAACCATAACAGTGGCATTGTTATAATTGTTACCATGATCATATCCACCACGCAAGAAAATACTTGTATTGTCAAATACTTTCTTCTTGATAGTAGAACGAACGCCAACAACAACACCATATTGGTCAGTATTGGTTACTCTGCCTTCAAAAGATATATCTTCATCAACTTCATAGCGAGTTCCAACATATGGCATAACATGTGTGCTCTTTGAATTAGTAAGACCGTTTGAAAGTAGGCTTGTGCCACTTTCTACAATAGAACCAATTTCACTATTAACAATAGTAGCACCAATCAATGGTCTCCAACCAGCATAAGCAGTTGCTGAATATAAGGTTAGATCACCATATGATATGCGTTGTTCTGATGTTTGAACATAACTTAAACCAAAATCAGAAATGCTATTCTTGGTAGTAACATCAACAATATTTAAGCCAAGAGAACCTTTAATCCATAGTGGTTCCATTTTCTTAAACACATAAGCAGTCGCACTATAGTTGGTTCCGCTCATAGTTGAGTTTAGCGCACTGTTGACTAATTGACCAGCCTGACCAGCAACACCTGTCGTGATATCGTCAACTGTCTTTTGATAGCCAAAGTTTATTCCACTTGCACCAATATTGCCACTTATAGAACCACTTGCATTAGCCCAACTACCATCTTTTGTAGTAAGTGGATCAATAATAAATGGATTAACTATATTATAATTAAACAGTGCTTGTGTGCCGCCAACATTAACATCTTTCTTTTTGTTTACAGATGTAGAAGTATAAGAATCAAATGTTTGGTCAGATGATACAACTTGATATACAGTATTATCAGTTGATGTAGGTGTTCCATATGTCACGCCAATAACATTGCCATTAGCATCTACAGTAGTAGTCGTAGGTGTAACAGTAGTAGTTGTTGTTAGTGGTGTCGTAACCGTAGTTGTTACAGTATATGGATTATCAGTAATTGTAGTTGTATTTTTGTTTACAGTAACTGTATCTCCACCTTTGGTCTTGCTGAATGAAATAAGATCAACAGAAGAAGAAGGCAGATTAGTAGTTGCAGTAGTTGTTACTGCTGTTCCACTGGATGTACTTGTAGTTGGAACATTAACAGTAGTTGCAACACTTTGTAGTGCTGGTTGAGTTGTAGAAACAACATCTGTATTGGTGGTTGTAGTTGTTGTTACAGGTGTTCCATTTACAGTTTGGGTTGAGCCATCACTGTATGTGTTTACAGTAACAGGTGTTGTGGTAGTTGTAGTTGTAGTAGGTGTTGTTACAGTAGTTGTAACTGTATAGTATGTTGTGACAACCTGATTACCGTTGGCATCAGTAGATGTAACTGTGCTTGTATTTGTTACAGTTGTAGTAGTAGGCGTTCCAATTGAATTGGATGTAGTCACACTTGGTGTACCTGTTGCTGAACTTACAACAGTAGGTGTAGAAGGAGCACCACCGCCACTTGGATTAGACACACTCATGGTAGAATTATAACCACCGGCTGCTCCACTGGTTGTTCCACCAGTTGCGCTTGGACCACCACCATTTTGGTTGGCTACAAGACCTGTTGTATTGCGTCCTGGTGTACCAGTATTATCAACAATACAAGCATTGCTGCCACCCCAAGCACCTTGACAAGCACCAAGCGCAGGACTTAATGTCCATCCCTGTGCGTTTGTGCCATTGTAAGGACCAAACTCTGGATTGTAAAGTAAGTTGGTTCCGCCATTTAATGTAAGAGTTGGAGCACGATACCAAGGACCGTAATCACCAGCCCAATAACTTCCGTCAACACCATACATAGATACTTTTGCGTATGCTACAGTAGCACAACTGCCACCGCAGTTTGTTGATGATATAGATAAGGTAGTCCAAGGCACAGCAGGATCGGCTTGTGGGTTGCCACTTAACATCACACCTTGACTATTTGCTGTTCCACTTTGACTTGGCTGTGGTAAGTTATTTGAGTAACTTGTATTGACAGTGTTTATTAATGTATTTGAAGAATTATAAAATTGAATCTTTACGTTAGCAGTATCGCTTTGTCCTGTGCGTCCGCCACCATTGTGTGCTAGGACGCTAAATTCAAAAGTTCCGCCATTTTGCATGGTGCTATCAAACACAACTGTCTGACTAATTGTTGTTGTTACATAAGCAGTTGCTACACTATTATAGATATCGGCTGCGTGTGCGTTTGGCGTCGCAACAAAACCTGCCATCACAGTGATGGCTGTAATAATTTTTTTAAACATAATTTTCCCTTGATTTGATTTATATTCGTCGATATTACGGAATATAATTGAATCGTTGAAAAACTACGTTGTAATTGAATACAGAGATATTTAGCCCAACATTTATGACATTTCTATTCCAATAAATATTATTATAAGGGAGATAATCAACTATGTTAAAAGACCAAAGCCTACCCGAATTAGCAGTTATTATGGCAAACCTTGCCAGTTCTGCATACCAAGATGACAATAAGCAAATTTATGCTGATCTTGGATTTAAGAAATATAAGTTCCTAGATAATGAAGGTGCACAGGGACACGTAGCAGCAAGTGATAGCGAAGTTATTGTTGCTTGTCGTGGAACACAACCTACACAACCAAATGATCTACTTGCCGACCTTGATACTATTCCAAAACGTCATGGTAAGGGATGGGTTCACGAAGGTTTTCGTCGTGAAGCACGTAAAATTATTGATGCAGTATTAGATTGGGCAAAGAAGAATAAGGGGAAAGATATATATGTTACTGGTCACAGTCTTGGTGCAGCAATGGCACTTTATATCACCCAAGAACTAGAATTTGCTGGTTATCCACCAACAAAACTTATGACCTTTGGACAACCACGACTTGGCAATGCTGATTATGTTGCCGATGTTAAAACTGAACACTATCGTTTTGTAAACTGCAATGACATGGTTACGCATGTGCCGCCAGCAGCATTGCTATTCAAGCATCATGGAAATCTTTGCTATATCAACTTCTATGGCAATATTCGTCCACTAAGTCGTTATCAACGCTTTAAGGATAGCATGAGAGCGCACTGGCGTTGTTGGAAGAAAGGTCAGTTGTTTGATGGACTATATGACCATAATATGGGTCTTTATATTGAAAAATTGACCAATATTCGTGATACTGGTCAAAGTATCAACTAATCTTTATCTGTATAAAACCAGTGGTGTCCTATCTTTTTAATAAACTTGAATTGTTTGTTCTTAAACGGTTTGTTATTAAAGTATAGAGCACCGCCGGTTGGATCAACCATATAGGTTGAATACAACACCATCATTGCAATGCTATAAAAATCATTGCGGTCATCTACTTTATCTATTGGCTTGAATGGAAAGCAGATAAAGGTAAACTGGCAATCCATACCATGTTTTTCATAAACAATTTTACACGGTGAATTAGGAAATTTTCCACTTTGTAATCTATTGCGAACTACCCAGGCAATTGCAACCTGCCCTTCATAGTCTTCACCACGAGCCTCATTATAGATGGCTTGGGCAACACACTCGCTAGGAGATTCCGTAACAATAGGTTTTTGGGGTTTGGGGTCTTTGGCTAAAACAGGATAACTCACTGTTAAGAGCAGCGCCAAAGAGATTAAAATTTTTTTCATCGCCCTCAATAAAAAAGTAGGCCCGTTCTGTTTCGAGGTGGAACCCATACCCAAGAAATTAAGCTGCTAGAGCCATTTCAATTAATGCATTATCGTTAGCATTTATTACGTTTACTAACATCTACTCAAAACCTTTACTACACCTGTCGATCCTAATTATGCCCCATCAAAGATACACCGATATGGACTCAAACCATAATAGCATTAGAGTTAACTAATCTATGTATCATACCCCACGTCTGGGTAGTGTATCTATGGTGGAGCATGAGGGAATTGCACCCTCGTCCAGCATGTTTATTCTGTTTCGCCTCAACAATATTAGTATATTATTTATAGCATCATTCAGGGTTTATGTCAAGGGTTATTTGTTGTTGCTTGCCACAATGTGGGCAATATAGTTTTTTGGGTTTCCAATCGTCCATTACGGCGATACTAAACCACATTTTACAGAACTCACAGGTAAAATGCCATATTTTTTCTACGTTGGCTTTCACGATTTAGTTTGGTCGTCAATATAGGCTAGGATTTGAAATGCTTCTGCAGGATTATCAAGGCTCAAACTGCTCTTGATGTTCGTTTTAAGACGACCCTGGCAACGATAGCCAGCATTTAATATCTTGATGGTTTCATTGCCAATCTTTTTCACCACACCACCATTTCGTCCAAGTCTAAACTCAATCTGAATGTGACCTTCGAATTTTGGCACGGGCAGATCGTATATGTTATCATTAAGGTAGAATAGACCAGCACCACCGATCTGAATATAATATACTTTTTTCAAATTGTATGCTTTGGTGATAATTGATGTATCATTAAAACTAACTTTTTCACCAAGTGCTGCGAGTAAACCAGCACTTTTAGCATTATTCCATGCTTTGCTTGTAATTGTACCAATTGGAAAACTATCGATTCTACTGTGCATTTCCACGGGTTCTTGCTTTTGAACAAATTCGATATAGTTAATGATGGCTTGCTTCTTTGATTGAACCGCATTTAAGAAGTATGGTTGCGCTTCATCATCAATGGTATCGCTGTTTACTATCTCAGCCAAATCGGTTGAAGGATTATAACGAATACTTGTGCCGCCCATTTGCGCATCTTTATTTTTTTTAATCTCAATATTAAATGGTGCGCCATTTACTTGTAATTCAAGATCAATACCTACACTGCTATAACCCGCAGTGGCAAAATTTAGATTTGTAAACTTAACACGATCTGCAAAATGTGGAATTGCCTGTTGCACTGATTTTACAACAGCACTTTCATATTCTAAACCGCCCGTATTAATACTCATTTCGGTTATATTTTCTACAATCTCGTTAATCTTCATGGTATATTATTTATAGCCCTAAAGTTATAACTTGTCAAACGTTATTTTCGTGGTAGCGTATTCATTTGACCATCTGGTCCACTGCCGCCCCAAGGAGCAACAATGTTACGATCCATTCCTGTATTGCCTTGTTGCAGAAGTTGTTGGAATATAACACGAAGTTTAGTCATAAAACCAGTTAATACGGCATTTCCAATTAATGTAGATGCAAGTGCATCAATATTAACAGGCGTAACCTGACTAAGCATTTCTAACATGCCATATACCATTTGGTCAGTGAAGAATGGCGTATTATACTTGGTTGTACCAATGTCACCATATAGAACTTTGTTTGCTATGCTTAACATAGTAGCAACAAATATTTCACTATTTTCTATTGCTAAACCATGTTGGTTGATGGTTGCAAATTTATTTTGTCTACGGTCTAACCCAATAATATAAACATTGGGACCAACTACCATAATATTGCTATCGACTGCTTGTTGTAGTACAGATAATCCAATGCTTTCACGAACATTGGTGCTTATATTATTCCACTGTAGGTCATAATATGTTTCATCTGCTTGTGCTGGCAACATAGTGCTTGGATCATAGCCATTGTCAATGAGCATTGCGTTACGTGCATCAACATAGATATCTTGTGGAGTTTGTGGAATTATTTGATCAACCAAATTAACAGGAACAGGCGGCAAATCACCACTATATGCAGCAAGATAAAATGCTGCAGGATCACGATAGTATTGACTATGCGGCAATTTAAATCGTTCTACATTAACGCCAAGTGATTCAAGAGCAGCAGCGTTACGACCCTGGCGCATTGCTCCCTTAATCGCATCGCCATAGATATTATCTTGTGCAACTCGTTCCATATAGTCACCAATTTGACCATAGCCAGTTTGTTGACCATAATATTGAAGACCATCTGCAAATACATATGCCTGAACTGGATTGTTCTGAACTGGTGCAAAGATATCCATGCCAAATGTAGTAACATGATGGTTTTCTTTTAATATTTGTGCACAACTTGCAGCATGTGCTGCTTCGCTTGCTTGTAGGGCTGCTTTAACAGTTGGATCGCTGCTATTTTTAATAATAGTTAATCGTGCTTCGATTGCAGCAATCATAGCAATGACCGCATCGTCCAGTGTATAATATATTGTGCCATTTATATTAATGCTATCGGCTGATGCTGGCTGATCGCCACTTGCAGAACTGCCAGGCACATGATATCCACCTGTGAGCAATGTTTGTAACTGAATAATTAAACCATTTAAAATTTGACCATCACTAGTTCCCATTATAACATTGTTTGCATTTGTTATTACAGGAAGTGTATCATTATGGACATAACCAGCAGGAGTTCCAAGAAAATCAGCCATGGTCAATTCACCAATGCTGCCACCACCATAACCAAATGTTTTGTTAAGTGTATCTGCTGCAGGTTGATACATAGGAGTCTTCATTTGACTCAAGTGATTTAAGTCAAGACCAGCATCTGTTTTACTTAATGCTGTTCCAATTTGATCAAAGTTCTTAGCATCAGTAATTCCTAAACTTAAGAAATGCTGTCCTAAATCTTTAAAATTCTTGCTTGGACTCGTAGCATACAAGTCAGGAGTCATAACACTCATATCAGTTAATTGCCCAAGATGAGAAATTCTTGTGCCTAAATTAAACTTACTGCTCACTGCGCCAATTGCAGTTGGATCACTTATATTGTTTAATATTTTTTGAACAGGCGCATCGTATAGTGGATTATCAATGCCAGCAAGAGGTATATTATTGCGAACTAATTGCTGTGTTAATCCAGTTGTATTTCCTAATCCTGCACCAATAATTTGATGAGCAACATTTGCCGGTTGCTGTAGTCTTAACATATTCTGTGTAGAAAATGTTCCAAGGTTTTGCAAATTACTTGCTGCTGCTGGTATATTGCTTGTAAGTGCACTCATACCAAAACTTACTACGCCGTTATTATTAAGAAAATTAGCACCGATGCCGCCTGGTACGTTAGCACCAAATCGTAGTGCTGCGGCTTCGGCAGAAGCACCAACGACACTATTTGATATGCCGCTAAAAGCACTTGCTAATCCAATCTGTTGAACAAATGCATTGGCACCACCAAAAGCAGCACCACCAACCATGTTATTAGCAACACGGTTGATCATGCCATTAAGACCGCCATTATACGCAAATTGTTGTATAGCATTTGGAAGATTAGCTGGATTTTGTAGGATACCATTAAGTGGACCCATGATACTGCCAACTGCACCACCAAGTGCGCCATTAACAATGTTAGTAATACCGCTAGGTAACACGCCAGTTAAACTTGGCAATATCCCACTGCCAATTGAACTTAACGACTGCATTACTCCACCAGTAAGTTGATTTAGTGGACCAGCAACTTGACCTAGAATACCACTAAGTCCGCCGCCTAATACATTACTGATTGCACCAAATGCACCACCCATAGCACCAGTTATACCGCTTAGACCAAGAGCACCCATTGCCCCACTAAGTATTCCATTTAGACCTGCGCCTAATCCACCAAGCAAACCTGCACCAGCAATTGCTCCTAGTATACCAAGACCTGCACCAGCGCAACCGCTGCCACTGCCTGCTGCACCACCTTTTGCATTAGCAGGTATTTCTTTACTTGCTCCGCCTCTGGTAACATTGGCAGGGTCTTGTCCGTGCATTGTGTTTACACGGTCAACATCACGTGGACAGTTATTATTTTGCCCTAAAACTGCAGCATCAATTTGATCTTGATTGCCACTTTTAAAAGCCTCAATAGTAGCACGTGGAACTCGCCCAACGCCATAGTTTGCAGTTATATCTGCAAGTGCTGCTTGCTGTGATGCATTTAAATTGTTAAAATTATCTACACCAATAAGACCTGCTGCTTGATTAACATAACCTGGCAGTTGCTGATTTGCTAAAGTTACTGCATCTGCTCGTGTTATAGTTTGGTTAGCAGTAACTGGACTGCCATCTGCATTGTAATGGTTGCCGTAACCTATTGCATAGCCAGTGAATTGTTTTTTACTGTTATAGTCAGGATAAGTGTCTGGTTTAAAATCTTCATGGGCCATATAAAAAGTAGATAATAAGGTTGGGTCTTTAAGCGTTACGTTTGCCATGATTAACTCACATTCACATTAGGTAAATTTACCACACTTTGTTTAAACTGTGGCGGTGTCCAACCAATATTGCCTGGCACATATGTATCAGCAATAACATTAAGCAAGCCAGGTATCGCTATTGGTGCACCAGTTGCAACAATTTTACGCAATCCTTTTGCTTCTTTGCGCAAGAATATATCTTGATTTGCAGTAAAATTAGCAGGATTATCTTGTAATTGTTGTATTGGACTAGTCTTACTAAAATAATTAACAGCCAAATCATGCTTATCTGTAACACGAGCAACCGTGCCACCGACAAATGGCGCAGCCTGATCAGCAGAAGTTTGTGGAATTAAATTTTTAATATTAGTAGCATATAGATTGCTATCACCACTTAGTGCAATTTCTTTTAAATCGTTGGCGTTATTCAGCCCGTCCAACACATATGATGAATCTGTTCCAAATACATTTTGATTGACATCAAAATCAAATACTTTATAATCAGTTCCGTCAAAACTCAATGAACTACCAACAACATATGTATTTGTAACACTATTGCCTGTTTTCTTATAGATACTCGCTGGTAAATTAACTAACACGCCAGTTACACTATCTTGAATTGGTGGATGATAATTGTTAACAACAGCAACGTTTGGAATAAGTCCACTTTGTGTCCAAGTATATAATGGTGTATGTATTAAATTTAAACTAGTAAATGCATTAGGACTGCTAGATTGACTGCCAGGGCCGCCATAAAGTGCATAGCTTGTATATGTGACAGATTCATTCCAATATTGTAAATTTGAAACATTAGCAAATGCATTAGAACTCAAATATAAACTTGTATTACTTGTAATAAGTTCTACTATACCAATAGCAACATTAGGTCCACTTGCATTTGCAATTTGAAGATTAGAAATATAAAGAGTGTCACCATATTTTAATTCTGTTGCAAAGTGTGTGCTATTGCCAGTAACTATCTGACTAATATTATTTGCTGTGATATTTCCAGTAGTATAATAAACATATGCGGCAGTATTTGCCGTCATTGGACGATATTTAAATGCAGCACCACCAATATTAATAACACTCACCGCTGTCAAGGTTGCAGTGGTGTTGCTTGTTACTGTAGAAATATAACCAGCAAAGTTGCTATTCGTATTGCCAATAACTGCGCCAGGTTTTAATTGCGTAAGGAAAGTTGTACCACTGCCACTTACTGCATTTGTGCCAGTTGAAACTGTAATTGTTCCTGTGCCTGTGGTATAACTTCCTAGTGGCATTATGGTCCTATTAATACATCTGATTCATGTGGTATCATTATATGGCGGCAAGCATCTAACACGCTAAGAAAACCAAGTGGTCTGCCGCCGACAATTACGCTGCGGCTTCCAACAACAATAGGGTTTGGTGGATGCGGATGACGTGGATCAAACCCAGGGTGACCAGTTACATAATCACCGATACGACTTGCTTGTCTTCCGTTGATTAAAGTTTTAAAATCACCCATCATTGCTACGCCACCAGCAGTGTTAAGGCTTCCCATCTTAGTTGGAATAGGCATCTCGACTCTCCTTTATACAGAGGTCGCCAACGTCAGTCCTGTTGTTTTTGCAAGATACTGTGTGGCGATGTCACTTTCTGTTTTACCAGAAAGCGCAACTGCTCTCTTATTTAACACTACAGGATCGGTGGGTGCAACACTAAAGATTGCAGGCGCTAATCCAAACCCACCATTTGGTGTGGCAATCATAACTAGCGGTTTTAGGAGTGTATATGTAGTTGCATTTTCTTCACTTACACGACTAATGATTTCTTCGCCAGTGACAGTTTTAAAGGTATAGACAGTATTTTTATCAGTCTTATTGATTAGCATTCTTTCTTTCCTGTAATTCGTTGATAGACAATTTACTTAGTCCACTATAACCACCCTCTACTAAAAGTTTGTCGTTGAAGTAAATCTGCGGCACAGTTTTGTGACCTTCGGCTACTAGCCAATCACGAACGCCCGCATCATTGATATCTACTTCCACATATTCTTCGCCCCAACTGGCAAGTAGGTGCTTTGCGCCATCGCAATATGGGCAGTTATCTTTTGTATATAATGTAATCATTGATTATTCCTCTTTATAAACTAAATCCACTAAATGAATTGCTATCCACATCTTGCACAGTGCCACCAATAACATAAGATGAAATTTCTGTTTCTTGTGGAGCAACTTGAACTTCTGCGCCAGCAATCCACTTTTGTGTCCAAGGCAGTGGGTTATTCTTAGTAGAATATGGCTGACCAAGACCAACTGCTTGCATGCGCTTATTAGCAATAAACTCAACATATTCAGCAAGTAACTGATAGTTGAGACCAATCATGGAGCCATCCTTGAACAGATACTGCGCCCATGCCTTTTCTTGCTTGACTGCATCATCAAATAGTTTGATTGCATCTTCACGACACTCTACTTCAATCTGCGCATAATCTGGATCATCTTTTGGTAGAAGTTTTAGCAGCGTTTGTGTACCAGCAAGATGCAGATTTTCATCACGAGCAATTAACTTAATAATCTTTGCATTGCCTTCCATCTTTTTCAATTCAGCAAATGCCCAACTACAAGCAAATGAAACATAGAAGCGAACACCTTCAAGAATATTCACGCTCATAAGTGCAAGCCAAAGTGCTTTCTTGTGCTCATAATGATCATATTTTGAAGGATCGGTCATTTGTGCATGTTCTGCGTTAAATGCAATCAACTCATCATAGAGTGCAGTAATATCGCCAGCACAATCAACAATTTCTTGGATATCCATCATCTCATCAAATACTTTTGATGGATTGGCATACACATTGCGAATGATGTGTGTATAAGAACGAGAGTGAATAGTTTCACTGAATGTCCAAGTTGTAATCCATGTTTCTAATTCTGGCAGAGAACAGATAGGACCAAACGCCACTGCTGGCGCACGACCTTGAACCGAATCAAGTAAGATTTGACGTTTTAAGTTGCTTGTAAAGATATGCTGTTCGTTATCTGTCAAGTCCTTGAAATCTTTCGCATCACGAAGAATATCAACTTCTTCGGGTCTCCAAAAAAATCCCAATTGTTTATCGGTTAATTTATCAAACTGCTTATACTTTAACGTGTCATAACGTTGGATACTTACACCACCATTGGGGTCTAGAAATGCAAGCGACTTGGTGTGGTCGCTCTTATCATTTGCGTCAAATACTGTACTCATCATTTTACCTTTTTTATTATTATATCATACTACTTTAGATAGTGCAACTTTCACAGTTCTCTTGGTCATCAAGAGCAGCAAGTAGCGGTTGTTCTTGTGCTAATTTTGCAATATCAACTTCGCCTTGTCCATCAAAAGTATTGAAATAATACAGCGTCTTGATACCATACTTGTAGCATAGCAGTAAGTGACCAATCATAACACTCATTGGAATCTTTTCATCCGCATAGAATGTTGGATTGTATGAAGTATTGGTTGAAATGCTCTGATCAATATACTTCTGTAATACTGCAACTAGTTTCAAGTAACCTTCTGGTGATTTCTGATCCCATAACAATTCATACTTGTTCTTTAACTTGCGAAACTCTGGCACAACTTGCTTTAATACACCGTGCTTGCTTTGCTTAACAGAAATAAGTGAACGAGGTGGTTCAATACCATTTGTAGCATTTGCAACCTGTGCACTAGTTTCTGCTGGCATAAGTGCCATAAGTGTACTATTGCGGATACCATGTTCACGAAGACTTGCACGAAGTGATTCCCAATCCATACGCTCCGTATGTGGAACAAGTTCATCAACTTCACGCTTATAGGTATCAATAGGCAAAACACCGCTGCCATACTTGGTTTCATTGCTCTTCGGTGCAGCACCACGTTCAATGGCAAGTTGATTACTTGCCTTAATAAGATAGTAAGACCAGGCTTCTGCATACTCGTCAACGAGTGCCAACGCACGAGGATCACTATAACTCATATCATTTTTAGCAAGGAAGTAAGCAAAGTTAATAATACCAACGCCAAGTGGACGACGGTTCATGGTACTCATCTGTGCTGCAATGACTGGGTAGTTCTGATAGTCAAGTAGCGCATCAAGTCCACGAACAGCCAAATCACACATCTTTTCAAAATCTTTTGGTTCCTTCACATTGCCCCAATTGATTGCAGAGAGTGTGCAAAGTGAAATTTCACCTTCTTCGTCAAAGATATGATTGAGTGGTTTCGTAGGTAGCGCAATTTCCACACAAAGATTGCTTTGCTTGATTACAGCCTTACTTTCAATAAACGCACCGTGAGTATTGGCATGATCAACATTCATTAGGTAAATGCGACCTGTATTCTTGCGTTCTTCCATGAACTGTGAGAATAGGTCAATTGCCTTATAGGTCTTCTTACGAATCTTTGGATTCTTCTCTGCCTTCTCATACAGTTCTTTGAACTTGTCTTGGTCAGCAAAGAATGCATCATACAAACCTGGTACATCGCTAGGTGAGAAACAAGTAATGTCGCCGCCACTTAGCAAACGCTCATACATAAGTTTGTTAAACTGCACACCATAATCCATTTGGCGAATGCGGTTATCTTCTGTTCCCTTGTTGTTTTTGAGAACTAACAAATCTTCTACTTCATAATGCCATAGCGGATAATAAAGGGTGGCAGCACCGTTACGAACGCCGCCTTGTGAGCATGATCTAACTGCCGCCTGAAACATCTTATAGAATGGAATTAAGCCTGTGTGAGAGGCATCGCCCTTGCGAATGGCACTACCAATAGCACGAATAGAACCTGCACCAATGCCAATGCCAGCCTTTTGTGAGACATACTTAACAATAGCACTGCTTGTTGCATTAATGCTGTCTAAACTATCACCAGTCTCAATCAACACGCAAGAGGAGAACTGACGTTGTGGTGTGCGAAGACCTGCCATAATCGGCGTTGGTAGCGAGATATCATGCTTGGAAATAGCATCATAATAATCACGAACATACTTTAGGCGAGTTTCTTGCGGATACTTGGCAAATAGTGTTGCAGCAATAAGTGCATACGCAACCTGTGGCGTTTCCATAATTTCACCAGTGACACGATTCTGCACCAAATATTTGCCACGAAGTTGTTCCATTGCAACATAGGTAAGAGTAGCATCACGTTCATGTTCTACAAACTTATTGATCTGATTCCACTCTTCTTCTGTATAATCGCTTAGCAGATTAGCATCATAGAAACCACTACCTACATTCTTTTTAATAATATCAATTAGCGGAAATGGTTGATAATTACCATAAACTTCTTTGCGAAGATGATAATTTACAAGACGACCTGCAACATATTGATAGTTTGTTGCTTCTTCACTAATAAGATCAGCAGCAGCCTTAATTAGTGTTTCTTGTAATTCACTGGTTTTAATGTTATTATAAAATTGGATTTGACTACGTAATTCTAATTCACTTGCACTTACACCACTTAAATTTTCGGTTGCCCAAAATACTACCTTGTGAAGTTTTTCAATATCCAATGGTTCCTTGCGACCATCACGCTTAATAACATTGATTGGCATTTTATCTCTCTTTCAAATTTTTAATGTTTTGTAGTTTACGCTGTTTATGAGTTCTGCCGCAGTCGGGACAGTGAGGTTATTTACAACTTCACCCAAAGAGTAATTCAGCGTATATAATCCGTTTTCGCATCTGACTAAATTAAGGTATTCATGATTTTCTCTATCTTTATAAACTTCAATAGTCATTGTATCACGAAACGGATAAGAAGTATAATATAAAGTGTAAAACATTCCCAATGCACGAGCCAAATCACAGTAATTTCCCTCACTTACAAGGGTCCATGGATCAGGCCAGTGACGTGAATCATCATATTCTAAGTAATTTGGAATGATTGGGCATTTAGCCCAATCACGTGCTACGGTTTGCAAATGGTCGCTTGCAATACTGCGACGATATGAACGCCATTCTAAAATTTTATTATCAGGGCGTCCAGTAAACCAATTATAACATTTCGAAGTATTTGATAGCAAAGTTGATAAGCCCTGTTCCATTTGCGTCAGTAGTATATGTCAAATCGGTTCCATTAAACCCAAATGTTACACCTACGTCACCACTTTGTGTGCTATCATCATCTATACTATATAATCCGCCTGTTGTCAAGGTAAATTTAGCATTTCCACTGCGAACATTGTTGTTTCTTACAATACTATATTGGAATTCAAATCCAAATGTAATTTTACCAATAGAATTTAAGTTAGTAAGCAGAACTGCCGTGGTATTGTTTGCAAGAGCAAGAGTATCACCCATTAAAGTATTAAAGGTGCCTAATCTTAAACCATACGTGTAATTCCAATCAACAGTTAATGCAGTTTTACTTACATACGTATATGTATCCGCTGCCGTATCACCACGATCAAAGCTGTCACCAACGCTTGCGCAGCCATTTGCAGTGTTGTCAAAGTAAACAATCACATAAAATGGGTTTGCCACACCAGTGCTCTTGTTTCCAACATCTTTATAATAGTTTGCGGCACTTAAGAAATTTGTAGAATTAGTAATCCAACAGCCACTATTGTAAACTTGGTCCATTACACTATTGGAAATTGTTACACCTATGCTACTAGTTCCAACAAAATAAAGTCCATGATAAAGATTAAAAAATGAGCAACTATCAATAAGCGTATTACTCAAATACTGACTTGCTGGCACATAAACACCTACATGATATCCACTAAACAAACAATGAGTTATGTTTATATCATCGGAATAACTTAAACTTCTACCAAGAAATTTAACGCCAGCAGTAGTTGAACCATTTATTGGATCAGTTAATATTGAAACGGTACTTGTATTTGGACCAATAAATCTGATATTATTAAGACTAATACTTGATGCATTGTCTATTACCACACCATCGTTTAGGCTACTCAATGCCATATCTGAAATAACAATATCAGTTGGCAATGCTGCGCCATTTAATCCAGCCAAGTTACTAGTTTGTTGTAGGTTATCAGCAGTATACATAACCCAAGTAATATATGGATAAATGTATGGGTTTGCTGTTTGTGTAATTTGAGTATTATAACTTCCTTCACCATGAAGTCTTGCATGACTTGGAACATTGATACTGCCATTGACAATATAATTACCAGCAGGAAACCAAAGAATTTTTTTTGCTGCCAATGAACTTGTGCGGCAATATAGTTCATACATTGCACGGTTAATAGCTTCGGTATCATCAGTAACACCATCACCCTTTGCACCAAAATCTTTTACGCTTACAAAATCATCAAGTTTCTTTTGAATTGAACGCTGTGTTGTTGTTCCACCATAACTATAACTTTGTGTTGACCAAGTTGTAGCATTAGTACTTGTAGATATATGTCCTTGATCTCCAATAGAATAATATACACTATTCAAGTATGAAACGTTGCGATTTGTATATGTCAACGATGTGCTAGATTTCTTCCAATACTTAAATTGATTGGTACTAGTATAAAGATAACCATATTGTCCACCAATAACATTGGTAGTTGCATTAGTTGCAACATCATATAAATCTGGTTGTAACACGTTAGAACCAAAATATTCACTTATTGCGGTATAGGTTGCTGCATCTTGACTTCTAAGATAGGTTAAACTATTGTTGCCGACAACAAAGAAATAAGTGCTAACAAAAGTAATACCTGTGAAATCACTATAGGTTTTTGTAGTTTTTGTAAACCAACTTGTTCCATTACTACTTGTGGCAACAATACCATGATCACCAACTATCAACCATATACTTGTACTACTACCACCAGGTGGTGTGAATGTCAAGTACATAATATTATTAAGGTCACTTAATGCTACAGTGGTGCCAGTTGGATCAGTGGCACTATTGGCAATTGCGCTGCTCCATGCAATACCATTAGCACTGCTAATACCAATGCCACCAGTTCCAACAGCAATTGCTTTATATGTTCCGCCACCCAAATCAGCAACTGCAACATCACGAAGTTCTACGCTTGTTCCACTACTTCGAGTTGTCCACGCTGTAGCATTTGGACTAGTAATTACAGTACCACTTGCTCCAACCGCAATCCATGTTGTTGTACTAAGTTTTGTAATGGCAAGTAGATTGTTTGACGTACCGCTAGTTTGAGATGTGAATGTT